GTTCGCGCCGCATACGCAGGGTGCGCAAAACACTGCGCAAGCCCAAGCAAACGGTGCGCAAACCCAAGCAAGAAATGCGCTCCCCGAAAACACACCCTACCGCGAACCGCCGCCGCGCTTCTCCGAGGGTGGTAAATCCGATTGGGCTAACACGTCCGAGAATGTTCGCGGCGATGTTTACCGGATGCATCAGGAGTTTAACAAAGCTTACCAGCAATACCGGGGCGCTCACGAAGCCTTCCAGCCGATCGCGCATTTCCATCAGATGGCGCAGGAACACGGTACGACGCTCGACCGCGCGCTGCACAACTATGTTTCGATGGAGCACAAGCTCCGACAGGATTTGGTCGGCGGCTTGGATATCATCGTAAACAATCTGAATTTACGCACGGCTGACGGACAGAAACTTGGTCTGAGGGATGTTGCCTATCACATCCTCAATCAGTCGCCCGAGCAGCACAAGCTCGTTCAGAACCAGAATGCGCAGAGCGCAGCGTCACAGCAAATCGGTGCCTTACATCAGGAAGTCGCCGGGTTGAAAAATGCGCTGCATCAGATGCATAATGCGCAGCAATTCACTTACACCCGGTCGGCAGTCGACCAGTTTGCTGAAAGCCATCCGAGGTTTGATGAATTAGGCGACCTCATCGAAAACGAACTCAAGTTCGGATTTGATTTGGAAACCGCCTATCGGCGCGCGGAGCTACTCCGTCCCGCCACGCACGCGGCTCAGACCCGCACCGCATCGGCTCAGACCCGACCCATCGACCGCAGTATTTCCGGCGCTCCTGCTGGCCCCTCAAACGGGACGGGACGCGACCAGAAGAAACCTGTCGGTCGCCGCGAAGCAATCTCTAACGCAATGAAACGCGTCAGCGGAGCGCTTTGAAAATCTGACCCCGATTTCGGAGAGCCGATATGGCCAACGTAACCAGTAATGCGCACTACCAACAGATTCTCTCGATGGCGCTTGAAGACCGCTCATCGAGCTATCAAGACCTCGTCTCCAACAACAACGCCTTGTTGGCTGTGATGAAAAGAAAAGGCTTGTGGCAGACCTACTCTGGTCCGCGCATCAGGCAGACACTGCAAGTAAGTAAGCAAGTCGCTCAATGGTATTCTGGATTCGATCAGCTATTGAATCCAGCGATCGATTTATTTAACGACGCGTTTTTTGAGCCGAAGATGGTTGTGGTGCCTGTCATCCTGTCGATGCAGGAAATCCTCAACAACGAAGGCGAGCAGCAGTTGATGGACGTGTACGATTCGTACATGGACGCAGCGGAGCGCGCGCTGGAAGATGTTATGGACGCATCGCTCTATGGCGATGGTTCTGCAAACGGTGGAAAGCAGTTGACAGGGTTGGCGACGGCAGTGCCGATCGTAACCACGTCGGGGCTTTACGGCGGCATCGACCGCACCAACGTGATCTGGCAGACCAAGACCTACGACGCGCATTCGTTCATGGCGGGTTTGACGCAAGTGTCATCGACCACGATCAGGCCGATGCTCAACAACATCATGACCAAACAATCGCGTGGCCGCGACTTCGCCGATCTGTTGATCATGTCTCCTGAACATTATGCCGCCTACGATGCTGCGACGATTGCGATCCAGCGGCAGCAGAACGAAACCTCTCTCGGTAAGCTTGGCTTCTCCGCTCTTGAATATATCGGCGGCGGCAAGCGTGCAGAGATCGTCCTCGATGGCGGCATCGGCAGTAATATGCCCGCGAATACAACGTTCGGTTTGAACACCGACACGTTCCGTCTTCGCTATCACCCCAATCGTAACTTCGACAATTTGTTTGAAGGCGACGGGATGATGCCGATTGATAAAGACGCGGTTGCTCAGTTCATCGGCTGGATGGGCGAACTCACGCAAGTCAACCCGATGTTCAACTGGCGCTTCTACGACAGCGTTCCTGCGTCGTAGTCATCTGTCGCGGCTTGGTGGGAGCCTTAGCCGCGTGTGCAGCCGCCGACGTGTTTTCCTTCCTTCCACGTCGGCGGTTTTTTCTAACGGAGAAACCTATGGCTAATGATCCCGACGCAAATGTCGTCGCACTGTTCAAACATCTCGCTATCAAGAATGAAGCCAAGTCCGCAGAGGCGGGCCGACCGATCTACGACGATTGGGAAGTCTGCGAACTGCACTACGCCGGTTCCAGAAACGTCAGCGTCCATCCGGCGCTCTTCTTCGCTCGCTGGGTGGTCGATCCGATGACCGGCGAGCAGACCAAGCAAACCTACGCCGAGCGCTTCCCGCGACAGTACCAACAGTTCAAGGCGCAGGCGTCGCAGACCAAGGCGGGCACGCCATTGGCACACGCGCTGTTCCTCACCGAAGCAAGACGCGCTGAGCTTCGCGCGCTCAATGTCTACACGGTCGAGCAGTTGGCCAGCGTTGACGGGGCCGAGTTGAAAAATCTCGGTCAGGGCGGAAGAGAACTCAAAAACAAGGCCCTCGAATATATCGAGGAAAGCAAGACCAACGCCCCCAACACGCAACTCGCCGCCGAGATCGAGGCCCTCAAGGCACAGAACGATTTGCTGATGGGTGACATCAAGCTTTTGAAGGAGCGCGCTGTCGATGACGAGTTCGACGGCATGAGCATCGATCAGTTGAAGGACTTCATCGCCTCCAACACCGGGCACCCGGTGCAGGGCAATCTCAACAGAAAGACGCTGGTGCGAATGGCGGGTGAAGCTCGACCCGACAAGGTGGCCTAATGACCCTGTTGACGGTGGTGCAGAGCGTTTGTCAGGTCGTCGGAGTGACCAGCCCGACATCTATCTTTTCTGGCATCACCGGCAACCGGACCATGCAGGAGATGCTCGATCTAGCCAATGAAATGGCGCAGCGCATCGCCACCGACACCCGCGAATGGACAAAACTAAAGAAGATACACACGTTGACCGGCGACGGCATCAAGACCGCGTTCGACCTTCCGGCAAACTACAAGCGCATGCTGTTGTCGGCCAACGTGTGGCGCTCGACCTCGGCGACACAGCCGATGACTTTTGTCCCCGACACCGACGAGTGGATGCAGCGCCGCGCACAAGGTTACTACAGTGCATGGGGCGAGTGGACCATGCTGGGCGGGCAGATGCTGATCGAGCCGGTGATGGGCGCGGGCATCACCGCAACCTTTGCCTACCTCGACAAAAACTGCATCCAACTGGCGAGCGGCGGTTTTGGTGACGCGTTCATCGCTGATGGCGACGGGTTTCTGCTTGGCGATCGTCTTTTGAAATTGGGAATGGTCTTTCAGTGGAAAGCACAGAAGGGGACACCCTACACCGAAGACATGGCGACGTATGGCGATGCGCTGACGGTGGCGATGGGCAGCGACCAGCCCGCGCCGATCTTCGTCGGGCACTTGCCAATCTCCCGAAACACTAAAGTCGCCTATCCATTCCCGGTGCCGACATGAGCGTCCATCAGGCATTCCGCCGCACGGCTGTCCCGCCACAAGTCGCGCAGAAGCTCCAGACCATTACGATACCCGCGCCGACACGCGGCATGATTGAGAGCGAAAACCTCACCTACATGCAGCAGGGTGGCGCGGTCCTCTGCGACAACTGGCGACCGACGATGAAGGGCCTCGCGCTGCGTGGCGGCTGTATCCGCTGGTGCGATCTATACACCGGGCTTGCGATGAACGATCCGTTGCGCAAGCCGGTTATCTCGGCTTTCGAATATGCCAGCGGCAATGTGCAGAAGATGTTTGCGGGCAGCGGCGGCAAGCTATTCGACATCACGTCTTCTACGCCTACCGTGGTGAAGTCGGGGCAGGCATCTGACAATTACTGTGCCAGCCAAATGGCAAACGCTGGCGGCGACTGGATGCTGGTGGCGAACGATGCGGGTGACCCGTTGCTGCGCTTCAACGGAACAACGTGGACCTCACTCAGCACGACGACGCCTGCGCTGTGGGTCAACAGCACGGTCTACGCAATCGGTGCGCGGACGCGGGACACAGACGGTTCACGGTGGAAGTGTGCTGTGGCGCATACCAGCCCGGCAGGACCGACAACATTCGCGTCCGACCGCGCATCCAATCCGACCCGCTGGACAATCGATCTAGCCGCTGATGGCTCGCCGTGGATTACCGGCCCGCCCGGTACGCCGATCGAGAACGGCGGCGCGCTGACATACGTCTGGAAATACCGCAGTCGATGGTTTTTCATCGAACTCGGGACCATGAATGCATGGTATCTCGGCATTAACAGCGTCGGCGGCGCGCTAAACATGATCCCGCTGTCCGGTGCCGCGACCAAGGGCGGCAAGTTATTGTTCGGGGCGACTTGGACAATTGATGCTGGCGATGGTCTGGACGACAAGTGCGTCTTCGCGACTGATCTGGGCGAGCTTCTGATCTTCACTGGCAGCAATCCCGCCGACGCTGCGAACTGGCGGCAGGAAGGCCGTTACCAAATCCCGAAGCCGATGGGCATGAATGCTCACATCAGCCTCGGTGGCGATCTGCTGATCGCAACCACGGACGGCATCGTTCCGATTTCTGCGGCAATCACCAAGGACGCGCAGCAACTCGAATTGGCGATGATTACCCGAAACATCAAACCGACGTGGCGCGCTGAAGCTCTCGCCAAAAACAATGTCCCGTGGACGATGGAACGCTGGGACGAATACGGCGGCATGTTTGTAACGTGGCCGGGAGGAAAGCCGGGCGCGCAAATCTGTGGTGTGGTCAATACGGCCACAGGCGCGTGGACGCGCTTTGTTGGATGGGACTGCATGTGTTTTTGCCGTCTACGAGGCGATATGTTTTTCGGCACCCAGAAGGGCCTCATCATGCAGGCCGATCGCACCGGCACCGATGACGGCATACCCTATGTGCATTCGGTCGTGGGTGGCTGGGAAATGTTTCAGTCGCCCTCACAGACGGTGGTGTGGCGACAGGCACTGGCGACATTCACGTCGCGTGAGGGCGAGCCGTTCAATCCGCAAATCACCGCCTGTCTCAACTACATCGTTGAACTGCCGCCGCCGCCGGTCCCCGGCCCCGACCCCGGCACTGAAGACGTGTGGGATGAAGGCCAGTGGGATGAGGCGCTGTGGGATCAGGAAAGCACACGAACCGCATCGGTGCGCAGCACGGGCTGGGTTTCCGTAGGCATGACCGGCTACTCGCACGCGCCTGTCGTTCAAGTGATGGTCGCGCAAACCGCCAAGCCGAGTGTGGAGTTGGTTAGCATCACCGCTGTTTACGAGCGGTGTGGTGTCAACGTTTAGGAGCTAACGATGGCAGACGCCCCGGAAGGCGACATCTTCAAAAGCTATGACCCCCAAGGCGGCATGGGCGGGATGTTCGCGCCCGGCTACATCAAAGGTTATGCCCCGTCCGAAGACGCTGTGCAGAAGTGGACCGCCGAAAACCAAGGCATGAACGCGGGGATGATCGAGCAGACCCGCATGCCGAACGAGTGGGTCGATCCAAATGCGGGTGTCAGTCCATACGCCGCGATGGGGCTGGGCATGGGGCCATACGGTGCCGGGCGCATCCCGAACAACCTCCAATTCAATCCGAACGGCTCAGTAGACCCCGAAGCGCTGCGGGTCGCTGCGCAAGGCGGCAAGTACGACATGGATGCAAGGCGTAACGCGATTGCGCAGCGCGTGCAGTCAAACGCCGTAGCGTCGGCACCGAAGCCCGCCGCCAATCCGTGGGCGATGTACGGCTACGGCTCTGGCTTCATGGGTGGCTGGAACGACCCGTTTGCTAATGAACCAGCAACTTCACGCGGAGGAGGCGGCTAATGAGTGACATCAATATTAGTGGCATCCCCAACATGGGGTTTGCCGGTGGCGGCGGCGGATATTTTGGCGGCATACCTAACGTCGCTCCCGCGTGGAGTGCTGCTGATATCAACCGTTCGATCTGGGGCAACTATTCGCCCGGCATGGCGCAGCAGACGCAGAACAACATCTACGGCGCTGGCGGCTTCGGGGGTCTGACGGACTACTACACCGCCCTCAGTGCGATGTATGGCCGCGCCTCGACCAATACTCCGTATCCCGGCGCGGGCAATCCAAGCGGCCAAGTCACGCGCGGAGCGG